CCTGTAAATTTATCTACTAAGCTTTGTTCTATTTGCCTTCTTTCTTCTTGTGTCGGTATGCCATTAGCAAAACTCACAAAATACGAGCCTGCAAATCCGTTCTCTATATTATTTAAATGGAACTCAGCAACCTTTTGGTCTACTAAAGCCCAATTACAACCTGCAATGTAGTCAGGTGTATGATAAATGTCCATATTAGGACTGTAAGCACCTGTGTAAATTAGCTGACTTCCTGATGTTCTATCATTCACATTAAAAGCAGCAATAGGATATGGCTTGTTCGTTCTAGTGTTACCCCAATCAGCACTTATAAAGAAAGTGTCAATCTTTCCTAGTTCGTTTGGTCTTCCTGCTCTTACACGTTCTACAGGTACGTGATACAGCTCTACGATTTCTGTTCTTTCTCTATTCCAAACAACGTGTAATGCGTATGCTCCCTGAAGCTTAAAATCAAAAGCTACCTTTTTAATTACTTGGTGTAAACTTTCATTTGAATTAGCGTGTCTTAGAAACTTCTTTAATTTAACATAAGTTTCTAAATTAATAGCATCTTCTTCTTCAGCTACTAAGTCTTCACCTGCTATCATCTCAGCAGTCTGATTAACGATTGCAGCGTGTGTTGAACTGTTGTAATAAAGGTCTATAAGGAACTGAGGATAGAGGTTTTTCCAATCTTCCGTTCCGTATTCTATGTAATCACGACCTCTAACTTCCTGTACTATTGGTGCAGTTGAAGTTTCTAAATTGATGCTTAATATTTTATCATTCATTATATTTCTTCTTTTGTCCAATCGCTAGAGTGCATTATTGCTAATATATCTTTGTGATTGTATTGTTTTAAACCTACTAAAAAACTAGGAGTTTCACCTTTAAATTTTAATACTGTTTTAGTTTCATCTAAAGACAATCTTAATGTATCAAGACTTGTTTCTTCTACTTGAGAAAAATCAATACTTGCTGCATTTTTCATATCAAAAATTACATATATCATTTTATTTTCTTTTAAGGTACGTCTGTTACTATATCTCCACTAACCATATTTGTCATAGTTCCGTCATTACTATTTGAGCTAAAATCTTCTATTGTAGGGAAAACTGATGCTCCTGCTGTATCTCCATTTCTCCAATATCCTACTAGATTGCTTTCTCCACTTAAATCAGTAGGAGTACCATTATTCCAATATTCACTTATTTCAGCAGGAGTTAATGCTGTATCAAATATTGAACACTCATCTAATAAACCTGATAAAAATTGTGAACTAGAAGATGTATGTCTAGCAAATGTCATACCCTGTGTTGCCTGAGTTATTGTGTTACCTGTTGAGCCTAAATCAACTGTTGGTGTTCCACCTGAATTTTCTAAAGCACCATCTATATATAAATTGATAAACTCACCATCAAATGTAAGAGTTACCAAGTGCCATCCATTAGCACGATAATAATGCTGTCCACTTTTAAACTTGTCAAAACCTGTAGCTACTTGATATATTGTAGAGTTTACTACTATAAAACAAGTCAATGTTTTATTTGACCATCTTATAAAATATCCTGTATTTCCACCAATACCATAAAAATTACCAACAAATCTCATTGTGGCAGTTGCTTCAAAATCATCTAACTTAAACCAAATATTTACAGACATTGCTGCTGTAGGTCTTAAAGCTGCATTATCACTAAAACTTACATAATCATCAACACCATCAAAGTCTAAAGAAAATAAATTCTCATAGCCACCACTAGGCGCATTAGACCCACCTAGCATTTGTCCTAGTTTTAGAATTTTCATTATATAACTTGGTCGTAGTAACAAATAGCTAAACCACTAGTTAAAGTGATAGCTGTACATTGAAGAAATAAAGTCGTTCCTGCTGCTATAGTCGTGTGTAGACTTGCTGCTGATGAACCTGTACCTGTTTGAATATTAGTAGCTGCTATTGAAGCTATTACACTTTCAGTAACAAAGTGAATTGCATAATAGTCTTTACTTGTCATTGCTGTTGTTGTAATAACATCACATCTATGCTTTCCTAGTTGTTCAGTTAATAATTGTTGTACGTTTTCTATTGCCATTTTTTTTTATTTTATTGTCCGTAATATATGTAGTTCGTTTCTGTTGGTGCTTCTCTTTGTGTGTATTGTACTTGCTGCGTTCCGTCTTTTTCTGCTAGATACATTTTACCTTTAGTAACTAACCCCTGTACTATTCCTTTAGTGTCAGCTGCAGGAGTTAAAACATCATCTTCTGTTGCAGGAGCATTACCTAATGAAACAGTTACTGTTCCTACCCAACTAACCTCGTAAAGTTCATACTTATAATAACCTGCCGGTAATAGCTTTGTTTTCCCTAAATAAATATCAGGAGTTGCATTGTATAAAATACTAATTAATGTAAACCTGTCTTTAATTATTTCGCCTTTAGGATAAGCATAATAAACAGACTTATCTAAGTCGTTTGTGAATTTAACTAAGTGCCTTATCTGACCAGAAGCGACATCAGTATTTATACGATTGTCCTCAGTTTGTACATATATAGTAAACCCTGTTTCTGTTGTTGCTTGTATCATAGTTAGTTTGTCTGTTATATAATAGAAAAACTTTGAATTTATTTGCTTTAAAAAGAAAAAGGAGAACCGAAGCTCTCCCTAATCAAGAATATATAAGAAAACTAATTAAGATGTTACTATTGTTCCCATTGTAAATGCTCCATTGTCAAAAGGAACTGTAGTGTAGTCTGCTACCATTGGGAAAGGGATTGGTTCCATTCCGTCAAAAGTAAGAGTGTAACCGTTTCTGTCACCAAATGCTGCACCACTATCCATAGTACCTGCGTTAAGTTCCATTCCGTTTGTTACTCCAAGACCTACTATTACATTATGTCCGTTAGCTAAAGTTGCGTTTAATTCTGCAAATATAACAAGTTTTGTCTGAGATAATAATTTAATCTGATTTTGGTCTTCTTTGGTGAGTCTGTTAAGAATTACTGTAATCGAAGGAGTCATAAAAACAGTTCCATTTTCAGTACTACCTGTAATACTTTCAGAAATACTAGCAACTCCAAGAGGTGTAGTGTATCTATAAAGTACATTTGAACCCATTTCAATATCAGTAATTTCTCCTGATGCTTGAACTATACCTGTTGTTGTTATTGGTGCTGTGAATTGGTCGTAAACTCCGAAATATACGTTTTTAATTCCCCCTGAAATTCTTGAGCAATCAAGCCCTCTACCTTTACTAAGTGCTGTACAAGCCATTTTATTTGTTTTTTTTAGGTTAAGGGAGTGAGTGCCTAAGCACCCACTTCCGTATTATTTATTTATTACGATTGGTGAACGATATCAGCTCCGATACCTAACTGAACACCTCCTGAGTAACGTGCAACTAATCTCATATTGTCACTTCCGTCAAGAGCAGCCATATCCATTAAAGAAATTCTTGTTTGGTCGCTTAATAAGTCAGTTCCAAAGAATAAGTTAGACTTCTCTGCTGCTACTAATTGGTTGTTTGGCATTCCGTTACAAACAGCGATTTTGTACCCTTCAAATACAGGTGCATAGTCTCCGTTCATATTGTAAGCGTTTACATATCCTAAAGTAGATACTGCTGAAACATATAAAGCGTAAGTCTTAGGAGACATATAGATATGTAAGTCTTCTTTTCTTAATACTGCTGAAATATCAGTTGCCATATCAGCTGTCAAAGTTTGTAAGTTAGCGATAATGTTAGCTGCTGTATAAGCTGCTGAAGCTGCTGAAGTGTTTACTGTACCATCTACTGCAAATGCTCCTGTAGTAGCTGTTAAGAACCCTTCAAATTCTCCTCCTGTTGCCCCTGTTCCTGACCATACTGAACCTTCAACTCCATTAGCGATAATTTCGCCCATATAAGAGATAACGTAGTCATCGAAACTTGCAGGTGGTGGTGCTCCTGCTCCTGCTCTCATTTGTAACGCTTCCCAACTGTCTAACAAAGTTTTCTTGCATAAATCAAGATTAATTTGTAGATTTTTTGGAGTAAGTACGTTTTCTGTCAAAGCGAGAGTACCTGCAGGTGTAAAGTTACATTCTGCGTCTGCTACTAAAGATGAACCTGCCATTTTTTGGATGTTAGACTTGAACTTGATGTTTTCAATCATAGTTAAGTAGTCTAGTGAGTTTGCTTGGTTTAAAGCTGCTGAGATGTAAAACCCTGCTGCTTTACCTGCATAATTACTTGTTGTAGTAAATGCCATAATTTTTGTTTTTTATTTATTAATTATTATTTATTTAAATCGTGTAAGAACTTTTCTCTTTTAGATAGTTTGTTATATTCTTTTCTAGCCATTGGCTTTCTATCTGAACTGAACTTGTTTGTATCTAAAGGTGCTGAAGCAGGTTGTGAAGCCAACTCAGTCTTTAGTTTTTCATTTTCTTCTTTTAACTTAGTTAATTCATCTTCTGCTGAAAACTCAACTACTTCTGTAGTTTTAATAGACTTAGGAGTTGTTCCTCTTTCTTCAACTTCCTCAGCTAATTC